GGCTTCCGGTCCGCGTTCCGCGATTGGGCGAGCGAGCAACAGATCAGCAGCGAAGTCGCCGAGGCCGCCCTGGCGCATGCCATCACCGATCAGGTCGATGCCGCCTATCGGCGCGGCGATCTGCTGGAGCCGCGGGGGCCGGTCGGCGAGCGTTGGGCGCAATTCCTGATCGAGCCGAAGGTTGTTCGGCTGCGGGCGTGAGCGGACAGCGGATCGAGACGATCTATGCCTGGATCGCGACTGAATTACTCACTTCAAGGTGTGATGGATGACCCCGCATGACCGATGATGCCGAACGGCCGTTGAGCTTGCGGCAGGCCGATCAGGCGCGCGCCGATCTCTACGCAATTCACGATGAGCTTGATTTCATCAAGGTTCAGATCGCCCGATTGCCGACCCGCAAAGACCTTGCCCGGATCGCCCTCCTCGCGGCGTTGGGCGGCGCGGCGCTTGCGGTCACCGGAGTGGAGTTCCTGACCTGCCTTCGCCGATGATCACCCTGTGGCCGCACCCGACCCACGAACATATTGCCGCTGAACGAGACGCAGCGCAGCGTCGCGCGCAGCTGGGTTGAGGACAAAAATGAATCAGCTGTTACAGCAATATATCGATTACATTGTAGAACCCACCTTTAAGGAGTTCGAGCACAATCCGAAATCGATGCGTCATGCATACTTAGCGTGTGTGGTGGCCTACCACGCCATAGATCGAGCCGCTTACCCGAAGCGACCGGGTGCCTTGAAAAAGATTTGGCGATCCCAATCGTTCGAGTTTGTCATCGTAGACATGATCGCTCACAAATTTAAACATATAATTAGCGACGATGAAAAAGCGCCCATACCCACAGGACATATCCCGCTTCGGTCATTAGTATTCGGACGTGGCACATTAAATCCTGCACTGTTTAATACACAACCATATGGTGTCACGGGTATTGATCTATATAACCTTTCTTTTGTTGTTCGGGATTTGATCAAGTTTCTGCGCCAACAAGCAGCGTGATCGCCGTTCTGATGCTGGGCGTCGTTTTCGGCGCGGTTGAACACTGCCATCCCGTACCGGAGGCCGAGGGACCGCCGGGCGCGACCACCTCGGCGGGGTTTCGCGCGACCGCGGTTCTATACCTTGTAGACTAGAGCCGGCCCCTTCCACTCGGCACTTGCCGGTTCAGGATCGGCGAAATAATTAGCGAGCGTGGTAAGTGTTTTACATCGCGCGCGCAAGGTCATAAGTTGTGGAGCTGGAACAGGATCGCCGCCTCTCTCGACAATGCCGTGCTTTATGTCGGCATGACCCTTAAATACTTCTCGGCTATCGATTATCTCGGCTCCTGAGTCTCGTATCTGCATCGCGCTCAGGATTGCAAGGCCGCGGTAAACCTTATCGTGCTGCGGGTCATTTAAATCCATCGCATGTTGTTTGCAGGAATCAGCTCCGATCCAATCGGCTCGCAACGTGGAAACTTCGTCGCTACCTGCCGGAGCGCGATAAGCGTTTGGCTTTAGCCTCCCGTTCTTGTCGAGGTGGTAAGGGCTACAGATGCCGCGGGCAATTACCTCGGCATCACCAATTTCACGCGGCCAGGAGCTGCTCATGCCATGCTGTTTGGATTTCAGTGATGGCGGGAGCAGAGGTTGTAAGTGGTTCCGCAATAGCCGTTTGAATAAACCGGATAATTTTCTGACCCATGCACTCCACATAACCCTGTAAAAAGGCCGGCTCTTGTTCATGATCAATCTTGATGAAGCCGCTGTATCGGGTGTTGCCGATTTCAAGATAGGCTTCGGCGTGCGATCCTTCCCACTCGAAAGAAATGGTGCCGGCGGGCGTCGGTGATAATTCAGGAACCGGCAGCCCGAATGGCGCGGCTTCTATCAGGTCGATGAAGTACCGCGCATTATCACAGGCCATAGGCGAAATCGCGGCAGCGCCGTATCCATCCCAGTTCTCACTTAACGTGCGAAAGGCATCAATCGTTTGCCGAGCGGATTTCGTTTCTTCTAATTGCGTTGCTGTGGGAAAGCAATATACAAATCCGCCAAAGACCTGCCCGACCTTGATCGTGTTGAAGCCTGTGAGAGAAACACCGGATGAGCACGCAGCAGATAGCGTCACGCCCGTTTGAACCACCGTCGTCGAACTTTGGGTAACGATGTTTGATGTACTCCCATGGCCGCTCACCGACGTTGTTATGCTGCCGGACTGCCAACCTGTCGAGGAAACTCCGCCGGTCACCAGACCATAGTTTTCGTATGTACAGCCATAGACCGAAGCCCCGCTGTTATCGACGAAAATGGAGTTGCCGGCGACAGTCACCGCGCCACCCGTGCCGGTGAAGGTGGTGTTGCCTTGCATGACATCGCCGGTGCTGTTCACGTTTCATCTCCGGAGATAAGGCCCATTTTGTCCGACAACGCTGTGGTGAGGTGCACAAAGACGCGATGTGCCACGTCATTTGCCGTGTCAAAAACATTCATGACCGCGGCTCGATCAGCGGGTGTTGATCCCTGAGTACCGACAGTCATATCCAATATTGACGCCTGCTCGCCACCAACGATGCCTTCGCCAACGCGTAATATCATTTGCTGTGCTGATTTTGTCGGAATAACAAACGCCAAAGATGCTCTCGGCTCGCTGTTTGCGGCGATTTCATTTTTTAGAGCGTCGGGGAGCTGGACGCGAAAGCCGAGCACGTTTTCCACAAAGCCGGAGATGGAATGGCCTTCCATGAATTGCCGGCCAAAGGCGTTGAGATATCGCAGACTCGCGCGAGTAAAGGCGGCTTGTTGTTCCGTAGCGATGCGCGTTTCGAGCAGGATGCGCACACCGTTTTCGACAATGGGTCGAAATTGCTGCCAGGAATCGTATGGCGGCGTGATGTTCGCTGAAAAGATGCCGGTGCCAATTTGGTAAAGGCTGGTACCTTCTTCCGGGGGTTTCTTCCGAAACCGATAGATCACTTGCATAGGCATCGATGCGAACCCCGCCGGCATCAGGCGCTCGGCGCGCTCGTATCCGAGCAGCCCCGCTTGCACAGCGAAGCGCATGAAGAAGTCTTCGTGCGCGCCAGGCGCGGCGATCACCACGCCTTGAGGTTGCGCGGCGTCGGGAAACGGAAACCCCCATTGCAGCTCGGCGATCAGCTCGACAAGGGGAGGATGGCGGTACCGCTCAGGCATGGATGACACTGATCCCATCGTCATACGAGAGCGCGAATATCTTAATAAGCGGTATGGGCGTCCTCCAGCGAGCGAATCTTGTCGCACTCTAGAGATGGAGCGCCGAGTTCTGAAGGGCAAACGACAGCTGGGGCGAGGATGGCCCGTGGTGTGAGCCGGGCAGCTTTCGCCGCTCGCCCATTGCGTGTATAGCAATATGTTGGCGCATAATTGCTATAATATGGAGCATATGAAACTCTGTCAAGTGAGCGCCATCACATTTAACAGTTTGAACGCGCTCGGCCGCTCACCCGACGCGCCGCTTGGCGCGGCTACGCCTTCGGGCCGCGCGGTGTGACCCGCCACGCCGACGCACAATCGATCGAGACCGCCGGCTATGGTCGGGATGATTTCGTTTACTCGAACAAGAGCCCGGCGGCGGCGAGCACCCCGGCGAGGATTTCGAGCACCTGGCGCAGCGCCGGCTCGCTCAACTCGTTCCCGACGATGAACAGCATCACCCCGAAACAGGCGATCTTGCCCGGCGTAAGGTGTTTTCGGACACCGTTCATGTCAGTCACCCATATTGCCCGCCGGTCCCGACGAACCCGGCGGCATCTCCGGGGAAGTAGTTCACCGATTTGCCGCCGGTCCAGATCACCCCGTTGAGCGTGGCGTTGTAGCGCGGTCCGGTGGCGGTGCCGCCAAAAGTGTTTACCGGCGCGGCAACTGATCCGGAGCCGGCGAGGACAAAGGCGGAACTGAAATTCGGGACGCCGTTCAATGTAATATGGACACTGCCATACCCTTGTGACGACAGTTGAACGTAGCCTTCGAGGGTGGCCTGCGCATGCACCATTGCACCGCCACTGATCGAATAGTCCGCTATGGCAATGATCGAGCCGCCGGCGCCGGCATAAAGGTGGTTTTGACTACAAGCGTCAAAATTCACGTTGCGTCCGATCAGGATTTCGCCGGCATAGTCGGCTGCAATCGCGGTCCCGCCCGCGCCGCCCGAGAGGATCGACCGCACGCTCAGATATTCGACCTGGATCGAGGCGCCCATCGTGGCATAGATGCAGATGTCGCCGACGACATCGATCAGGACCTTGGTCGCGTCGGCAGTGTTGCCGCGGAGCACTATTGATCCCGAACTGACCGCGCCGATCGGCGGACCCGAGGCCGACAGCCCTGTCGTATAGGTCCCGTCCGCGATCTGGATCGTGACCACGAAACCATGAAAATCGATGCTCCCTTGAATGTAGACAAAGGCGTGCTGCAGCGTCCGCCAGGGATTGCCCGATGATCCGTCGCCGGTGTTGTCGTTGCCCGTCGTCGCGACGTAAAAGGTCTTGTTCCCGGTCAGATAATTGCGCCCGTTCGCTTGCAGATAGCCGAGGGTGATCAGGTCATAGGGCTGCACCGGATTGCCGCTGGGCGGCACCCGCGCGTTGATCGTGGTCCCGCCGTAAAAGGTGAAATGGCTAGTCACGAGCCCGACGCCGAACCACATCCCGTTGCCCTCGACACCGATGCAGTAATCGGGCTCGGTGGTCGGACCGCTGGCCCAGAGGTTGAGGCGGGCCCCGGTGACGTCCGGATCGGGATCGGGCGGGGCATTGGGGAAAGCGCCATCCTGAAAATTGATCACCCCGGTCATCGTCCCGCCGGCGAGTGGCAGGTAGATGTTGCCCCCGGTGATCGCCGAGATCGCGGCGAGGAGCTGGGCGTTGTCTTCTTTGTCCGGAACGATGCCCGCGGCGACGACGACGTTCCGGATCTCCTCTTGGATCATGTTGAGCCACCAGGCATCGACGATCGTCGCCGGCGTCCCGGTGGTCTCGTTGCCGTCCGAATAGAAACCTTGCGTGCCGGGCGGGCCCGGCGCCGGCAGGGTCGGAACGTTCGAGTCGTTGTCAATTCGGTACATGGCCGGCCTCCGATTTCGGCAGTGGACCGTTGGCGAGCGCGGCGGCGGGCTGCTGCGCGGCGTTCAAGCCCGCCTGCGCCTGCGCGCGCATTTTGCCGATGAGCGGTGCGACGATCCGAAAGGGGTGCTCGGCGAGCAGCGAAAGCACCTGGTTCCACTCCCCGACCTGGAGCTCGATCTTGACCGGGACGTTGTCGGCGACGGGTTCGCGTTCGCTCATTCGGTCCTCTGCGGCTGGCGATAGGCAAAGATCAGGATCGTGTGCGCCGGCTTAATCGCGTCCATCGTGCATTCGAACAGCTTCGAGCCCCAGTCGCGCAAGCGGTCGCCGGAGTCGGATTTTCCGGCGCGGAAGTAGATCATCGGCGCGGTCGCGGTGATCCTCCAGGTGTGCGCCCAGCCCTCGCCATTGACCGGGGCGCCGGCGCGGTTGATCCCAGCGCGGAACGGCGCAAATTCGGTAATCGTGATCTCGTACCCGAGCTGCTCGGCCAGGTTGATGAAGTAGGTTTTCGACTGGCCGCCCCTGGCGGTGAATTTCAAGCAGACCGCCTGCTGCTGCTCTTGCAGGTTGCCCAGCGGTCCGGTGCACTCGTTGGGGATACCGAGCGTTTCTTCCCACTCGGGGAGTAGCTGTCGCGTGGTGCAAGGGAAGATCTCGGCGATCAGGGTATTGAGCACGTTTTGAAGGCGTGCCCAGGTCGGCATGAGGGTAAGCAGATCGGCGGCCTGCACCCATTCGAGGCCCCGTTGCCACACCCGGCCGCGCGGCAAGAGCCGCTGGAACTGGATCAGGTAATCCTGGGCAGTGAAGCTGAGTAGCGGCATCAGGTGGTGTGTAGCGCACCCATCACCGGCAAGTAGCCTTGCACCAGGTCGATCGGCTCGGACGGGTCGGTCATGTTGAAGTGGTTGATCCCCGGCACCGCCAGGATCGCGTCATAGAACTGCGACGGGTAAAGCGTGCAGCCGGGCGAGCCCTCGACCAGCATCATGTCGCTGAGCGCGGCGCGGATCGCGTCCTGCGTCGCGTCATCGTTCGGCGACAGGTCTTCGAGCTTAACGTCGATGGTGGTCGGCTTCGGGGCGACGACATAGACCATCGCCGTCACCGGCTGCAGCGGATAGATGTGATCGGCGACGATGCGCTGATCTCCGGTCGCGACGGACTTCGCCGGCCGCGGTTCCTGCGGCGATACACCGTCCGCCCCCTGCGGGAACCCGCCATTGGCCGCGTTCGCGACATCGAACATCGGATAGACGATGACCGTGCCCGGCCCCATGCCGTTCCCCAGGCACCAGGCGCGGGTCACGCCGGGCACTTCCGAGGCCCACTCGACGTAATCGTCCGCGTCGCCACCTTGCGGTGGCGAGCGGTATTTGAACAGCATCCGGGTTCGCAGCTGATCCTGCGTCTCGGCGTCGGCGCCGCCCTCGGTCAGCCCCATCACCCCGCCCGAGTTGATCCCGTTGATCGGGGTTGCGATCGCGATCTGCGATGTCCCCGGATCATTGGTGAAGTCGCCCTTGACGGTCGCCTCGATCGGCACGGTGACCGAGCGGAGGTTATCGACGGTCCCGTCCGCGGTGGTGCGGTAAGGTGTGCCGTCCTGGCGGACAAGCGAGGTTCCGGACGGGAGGACCCGGCCCGGATTGCCTTTGAAAGCCGCGGTCCCGGTCGCGGCGGTGGCGGCCTTCGGATAAACGCCGATCAGCGCCGCCCAGGCATAGAGGAATTCGTCCTCGGCCGTGAACGGGACGCCCATCCGGGCGATCCAATCGGCATAGCCATAGACGGAATAGGCGAGCCCGGCCATGCACCAGGCGAGCACGCGCAAGACCGCGGTCCGCAGCAACCCGGTCAACCCGGGAACCCCGGATGTGGTGACGTCCTGAATTGCGGTCTGCTGGAGCGCGGTAAGGGTCGGCCTAGCGAACGGCAAGGCGGCGCCTCCTTTGCGGCGGCAGTGGCGTCAGATCAGGCGGGAACAGCACCGGCGACGGCACCGACGCCAGGTCCTGCCAGGCCCAACCGAACATGAACCGGGTTTGCGTTCCGTCCGGTTTGATGAGCGCGATCGCGATCCCCATCATCGTCGGGCTCAGCCAGGTGGTGTTGCAAAGCACCTGCGCGGCGACACCATCGTCGACCAGCCATTGCAGGGCGGCGAGCGCATAGTTTCGGGCGATCCCGAGCGTCGCGCGTTGTGTCATCGTGCGGTCGAATTGCCAGAGGTTCGAACCCAGCGGCGTGTCGAGATAGGTATCGGCCCACCAGCCCCGGCGATCGGTGGTGCCATCGGTCGGCACGAAGTCCGGCGTCGCGAGCGCGTCGGAGAAAAGCGACGTGAGGCAGGCGGTTTCGAGATCCTGGCCGGTCAGCACGTCGCCCAGCGCCAGGCCCCAATCGCCGATCCCTTGCGTGTTGTCCCACAGGATCTCGATATCGCCGCCATTGCCGCCCATCGGGAGCGGCCCTGTCGCGACGGGCGGATCCTCGATCCACCCGCTCATGCGACCCGGCGCTCGAGCACCGCGAGACGCGCGGCGAGCTCTTTGACGGCGTTGACTAAGGCGAAGGTCAAAGCGGTCGAGTTGAGATGGAGCACGTCTACGGGCTCGGGATCTTCCTCGCGCAACTTCATCGCGAGGCTATGGACCATCTCGGGCATGACGCCCAAGGCCTGCTCGGTATCGAGGCCGTAATAGATCGTCTCGGTATCGAAGATGCCGCCGAGGCCGTTGTAGCGGAACCGGATCGGGTCGAGCTGCAGCACCTCTGGGAGGCCGGCGGTGTAGGGCTCGACGTCCTTTTTCAGGCGCGGGTCGCTGGTCGCCGTCCATGATCCGCCGCCCGGCTGATAGCCGGCTCCGGTGATCGTGAAATTCACGTCGAAGGTGGCGCGCAGCGCCCAGGTGGAGGCTGCCGCAGCGGTGGTGTAGACGCGGAGCTGCGCCGAATTGTCGGCCACCGTCCAATTGTTGATCGTGTACGCAAGCAACCCAACCTGGCTGGTATTCCAGGCGCCCCCGCCATAGCCGCCATAGCGCGGCCCGCCTATCAGGGTGTTCGCCTGCAGCGCCGTCGTCGCCGCCCCGGTCCCCTCGCCGCGCAGCATGTAAATCGCGGGCGATCCGCCGTAGCCGGTGAATGTGGCGCCGATGCTGGTGGTGCCGTCACCCCCGGCGAAGTTCAGACCATTGACCGTCGCCCCAAAGCCGGGATTGACCGCATTTCCGTAGAGATCGAGCCGGGATGACGCACCATACAATCGGGCGATCATCGCGGTCCCGGCATACCAAGCGAATTGGTTCGAAGAGAGCGACACGTCGAACCACATTGTCCCTGACGAAATCCCGATCGCGTAATCGGGGTTGCCCGAGGTGCCCGGATAAAGGCTGATCCGCTCGCCGGCGCTGCCGACGCCTGGCACAGCAGTGCCGCCCGAGATGGTGAGTTGCCCCGTCAGGGTCCCCCCGGCCAGCGGCAGATACAAGGCGTTTTGCCCATCGACATAGGACTTGTTCGTGAGCTGGTTCGGTCCGGCCGGGGTTCCGGTCCAGGTGGGGATACCGGCCGCGGTGATCACCACATTGGCGTTGAAGGTCGCGGACCCGTTGAAGACCGCCGGCCCGGTTTCAATGATGCCGCCGGCGGTGATCGTCAGTCCGGTGTTGAGCGTGAGGCCGGCGCTCGCGTTCCAAAGCGCGATCTGCGTCGTGCCGATGTACCAAGAAAAATGCGCATTGACCGGCACGCCAAACCACAGTCCGGCGGCTTCAATGCCGAGCGCGTAGGTAGGCGGCCCACCGCCGGGGGTATAGATCCGCAGGCGCTCGCCGGTGCCGAGGGTGTCGGGCGGCCCATTGGCCGCCGCCCCGTTGAGGAAGATCAGCGGTTGGGTGATCGACCCGTTGACGGTCAGGTTGTTCCCAACGATCGCATTGCCGGTGCTTTGCAAGGTGGTCGCCGTCAGCATCAGGCTGACCGTCGCATTGCCGGTGATCGAGGCGCCGCCGCCGTTCACGGTCAGGCCGCCGGTGGTGATCGTGATCCCGTTGTCGCAGCTGATCGTGCCGGGTCCGGTCAGGTTCGAGGCCGCGCTGGTGTTCGAACCGACATAGAAACTCCCGTCGGTGTTAAACATCGCGATCGAGGCCGCGGTCGTCGAACCGACCGGCGTTGTGTAGATCCGGATCGCCGCTGAATGGCTGGTCGGAGTCCAGGCGGCGCCCGAGATCAGCATCACGGCGGCTTTGCTGTAATCCCAGTTCGTGCCGTCGTAGCCGCCCCCGCGGAAAGATCCGAGGATGCGGGAAGCGTCGATCGCGAGCGGCGCCGCCGCGGTCCCTTGGGCGCGCATCACGTCGAAGTCCGGAGCGCCGCCCCAGGCGATTTGAGCGACACCCGGCGACGTGTTGTCCGGAGCGGTGATCGTCAGCCCGCCGCCGGCATAGACGAAATACGGATTTTCCGCGGCCGGGCCGAGCGCGTTGCCGTAAAGGTGCATCTGGGCGCCGGAATTGAACCGGTACCCCTCGACCGTGCCATAGAACCACGAGAACCAATCGCCGGCGACGGGCACCACCGCCCAAAGCGTGCTCGCCGCGATCCCGAAGGCGAAATTGATGCCGCTGCCGCTTTGAAAGAGGCTGAGACGGCGTCCGGTCCCGAGACCGTCCGGTGTTCCGTTTGGGATCGAATTCGAGAAATAGATCGGCCCGGTCAACGTGCCGCCGGCAAGCGGCAGCAAGAGATCGTCGGCGGCGTCGGCATAGGCCGTCGTCGCAATTTGCGTGTTCGCGGTCGCCGGCGGCGCGGTGGGCGCGGTCGGAACACCGGTGAAGTGCGGCGACGCGAGCGGCGCGAGAAGATCGGTCACCGCATCGGTGTAAGCGGTGGTCGCGATCTGGCTGTTGGCCGTGTGCGTCGGAGCGGTCGGCGCGGTCGGAATGCCGGTGAAGTTGGGCGAGGCGATCGGGGCATAAGGACCGCCTGTGACGAACCCCTGAGCCTCCACAAAGGCCGTAGTCGCAATCCGGGTCGAATTGTCCGCCGTCGCCGGTGTCGGCGCCGTAGGGGCTCCGCTGAAGGCGGGCGAGGCAATCGGCGCCTTCAGGTCGACCATCTGTTTAGTCGCGGCGCCGAGCGCAGCGGTCGGATCGCCGGCGAGGATCAGCGGAGCGTTGAGGGTGCCGCCGCTCGACCAGCCGGCAGCGTGCCGCATGTAGGCGTAAGCATCATTCGGGGCATCGGTGATGCCCCCGCTGCCGAGGGTCGCGATCGCCCAGGCGGCATTCTGGCGGACATACTGATTTCCGTCGCTGGGCGCGTCGCGCGCGAAGATTAGGCTGTCGCTGCCGAGCGTCGCCATGTTCGGCTTGTCGGCGCTGACGGCAGTCGGCCCCGGCGGGCCTGGCGGCCCCGGATCTCCGGGCGGACCAGGCGGACCCGGTTCGCCAGCGCCGCCGCCGATCGGCAGCCCGTTCGAAAAGAAACCGCCGGCGGCGTCGATTATCCCCTTGGCCTTCAGATCTCCGGTGACATTGACCAGCGGCGTGTTCTGCTGAATTTGGCTCGAAGCATTGATCGTGTTTGTCGCGGTGTTGACGTTGACCTGGTCCTGCCCGTTCACATTGATAGTCTTCTTGCTCTTGACGTTGATGATGTTCCCGCGGTTCAGCCCGATCGTGTCGCCTTCGTCGGTATAGAGCGATGTCTCCCCCGGCTGCTGGTTTTGCAGCCGATATTGCTGGTTGTTCGTCGCGACGATGACGCCGTTCGATCGCTGACCGGTGATGAAGACGGCGAGCGCGTCGCTGGGCTGCGGATCGGTCGGCGCGACGGCGCTGATCCCGTAGAGCTGCGGGACCTTCACATTGTCGATGAGCTCGGGCGTGTCATTGATCCGGATCTGCGCGATCTGAACCGGCCCGCTGTCATCGATCGAGGTCAGCAGCACCGGCGCCACGTGCATCAGCAGCCGGCGATAAAGGCGATCGTTCTGCGATTGCAGCGATGAGGTTTCGCTCATAGCGCGGTCGTCGGCGGTCCTACGGGGTTCCGGCCCGCCGGGATCGATTGCGTCGGGTCCTGCGGGTTGTAAGTCGGGTTCGGCGTCGCTGTCGGATTGTTCTGCCCCGGATTGGAAAGCAGCGGGATATTCAGGTCGCCTTGCGGTTCAGGCAGGAAAGCCGCGGCCGGCATCATCGTGACCAGCGCGTGTTGTCCCATCTCGTCGCGCTGAAAGGTGACGGCGCCGATGATCCAGTCGCCATCGGCGGGCGCAGCCTTGATCGCGGGGATGTAGAGCGGCGCCGAATAGTTGAGGTTCCACAAACTCCCGGCGGTGTCGCGCCAGGCGTCACACCGCAGGGTGACCGCCATGCTGCGCCCCTGGCGGCGGTTGCATTCCCATTGCGCGCGCTGATCGGCGATCGGCTGGCCTTGAAAGTATTGCTCCGAGACGATGATCCGCTTCCGGAAGCGCGGCACCCCGTTGTCATAGGCGATGCCCGCAGCGGTGGCGGCCGCCCCGCCTTGGTTCGAAAAGGCGTCGCTCGAAAGGATGTGGGCCTCGTATTGCTGAAAGCGCTGATCCATCGAAAAGGTGACGGTCGCCTGCTCGACGTTGACCCCTTGCGTGAAGCCCGAGGCCATTGATCCGGCGTTCGCCTGCGCGAATTGAACCGAGCCGTCCGGCATGTCGTAGGCGATAAGCTGCGAGTAGCGCAGCATCCGGTCGATGATCTCCCAGACCGTCTCGCCGAGGTTGATATTGAAATTCGGGATTTGGACGCCGTTGCCCTGCGAGATCGCATTGATCGTCACGTTGTAGGGCTGAGCGAGTTGCTGGGCGATCGACAGCGCAGTGCCGCCCATGATCTGAAAGCTCGGGTTGTTCGGATCCCCGAGAAAGGCGGAACAGTCGACCAGGTCCTCGGAGAGGCTGCGGCCGAAAATCGTCACGATGTGGTTGTCCGGCAGCAACATCGCCTGGTAGCGATCGATCCAGCCGGTAAGCACCAGGTCGTTGCCGATCATGACCTGGCACCCGTTCCCCGGGCTGAAATCCATGTCGGCGGGCGCGGTCGGATACTTCTCGGTGACCTGGATCTGAAAACTGGCGGGCATCATGTCCATTGAGCGGGTGACCCACACCCGCTGCCAGCCGGCCCAGGTCTGGCCGTTGACGATCAGCGTAAGGGTGTCGGACGCGCCCCGCGGATCAAAAGGCAAGCGCCTCGAACTCCAGCGGCATAAAGAGCGGGTGCGGCGGGTCGGCGCTGGCGACGAGCTGCGGCTCGCGCGTCGTGTCCTGGTAGAGGGTCCAAGCCTCGGCGAGCGACGGCATCGGAACCGGCGTTGTCACCTGCACCATGAGCGGCAGCGATGCGCCCCGGACGGCGAGATCGAGCGCGACCGCGGCAAAGAGGTTGCGGAGCGCCTGATAGGTCGCGTCGAGACCGGCATCGGCGGCGCGCACCGCCTCGGCCTCGATCGCGTCGCAAACCGTCTGCCGAAGGTTGTAGGCGTCCTGGTAGCTGACCGGCTGATACTGGACCGTAGCTCGAGCGAGGGCGGCGCAGGCGGCGCAGCGAAGGTTGCTCGCGGCTAGGTCCTGCACGTCCTGCGAGACGGTTTGCAGCGCACCAAATCCAGGCAGGGTCGGTGGAAACCACCCGGTCAACGGCAGCAACAGGCTATCGCGTCCGCGGGACTACGGCAAGGCGAGCGATGTCGCCGAGATGATCTACAAGATGGTTGCGGACGGGTACCTGTCGGCGACCTCGGTCGGGTTCCGCCCGCTCAAGTGGGATTTCTCCCCGGACCGCGACGACGGCGGTTTCTTTCCGGGGATCGACTTCGAGGA